AGCAGAGCTATACTGTTGAGAAATTTGTTCTTCTGCGCTATTATAAGTTAAAACTATATTATCTGTTCTAGATATATAAGAGACCGCATATTTTTTAATTTTATCTTGTCTATTTAAAATAGATGGGTTTCCTGAAACATACGACTGTAAAGCAGTAAAAAATCTTCCACTTTTATCAGATTCAATAAAAGTGCGAGGACCAAAATCATTATAAAGTTTTATCTTAGCGGTATAAGTTCCAGTTACTGTTGCCGATACAATAATTTTTTTATAATTAATGTTTATATCTTCGTCAAACTGATCTTTTATATCATATAAAAATAATAAGGAACCTGTTGGATATTCTAAAGATAATTGAGTTTGATTTATAGCTGTAGCTCTAGTAATCGTTATGGTATTATAATCAACAGAATTTATATCAATTAAATTATTATCATAAACAAAATCATCTGAAGGATATTTTGTTGAAGCGTTTGTTTTTACAAGCTCATCGCAATATTTAGAAATTTTTAAAAGCTCCCATTTATTCAAATCGTTTTCATTAAAAAATGTTTTTGCTAAACCATATCTAGAATTAACACACAAATCGTAAAATATCCAAGCTGGATTATCAGACCATTTTAGAGTTTTACTGAAATTACCAGCCCAGTCGCCATAGTATTCTCTAGCTTCACAATCATAATTATCTGGGACTCTTATTTTTAACAATTTACAGTCATAACTTCTTACTGGTATTGATCCAAAATGTCTTGCGCTTACTTTATTTCTGCACAATACAGAGTATGGATTTGAAAAACCATAATTAACCTGTTCAATAACAGAATCAACTGAAAAATTTCTTGATGCATTTCCTGCATTTTTTAATTCTTGAATTGCGCTTATTCTCTGTTGAACACTATATACACTTAAAATAAATTCGGCAAAAGGATTGTTAGCTCTATCTTCATCAGAAATTTCTAAAACTATTGGAATAATAATGGGTGTAGATTTAACTACAAAATATCCTTGAAAGTATAAATATGTTGTTTTTCTCGTTTGCGGATTATTTAAAGCTACGACAAATCTTATATAATTACTATAGGTTTCACCTTTTCCTCCAATATAATACAACAAATCGACAGAAATATTTAATATTAAAGTTGTTGTGTATTTATTTTTAACATAGTGAGTAAAACAACGAGCTTTTTCTTTTAATGAAATTAATTTTTTATGAAAATCATTATTGACAATCTCAGTAGAGCTTTCATAAAAAGTCTGAGTATCATAATTTTTTGTTATATCAAAATTTAAAGCTGGATCTTTTTCTAAATCATAAACCCTACTCTTATATTCATACAAAGAACTAGCATTCAAATCAGAATTTTTAATTGAATTTCCCAAAAATAAACTAAAATCAGATGAAGTTACATTGAATAAATTGCTTCTACTATCTTTAACTGAAACATCATTATAATAAACTCCATAAGCTAAAGAAGAATTTGCAGAATTAACTAAATTAGCTGAAGAGTTATTTAGTGTGATATAATTAACAGTATTACCATTAGAGTCAGTTAATCCTTCTATTGGACCTTCACTTATCATATCCACAGATTCATAAAAAGATTCTGAATCAATCGTTGCGTTATTACTTCCAGCAGCAATACTTAAAATATCACCTGTATCTTTTTGAACGTATATATTCATTATGAAGCTATTCTATTTGTATTATATAAATAATTAGAAACTACAACTGAACCAATTTTCAATCTACCATAACCTATAGGAATAGATACGTTTCTTTTAGTAACATTCTCATATCCAGAGAATAATTTAGAATTATTTTTTATATCTTTTGGTGTTTTTGGCGACAATAATTTTGTTATTAATAATTGAATACCTGTAGCAATAGCCATTATAATTAAAGAAACTAAAAGAGTTATACCAAAATCAGATCCTAACACTAAAGGAACTACTTCAATTTTTGAATTTTTATTTAAAATTGGAGAATTCAAATAGTCTGGAGCCATTATCTTGTTATCTACATAAATCAAAAAATGAGATATATACTCTTCCAAAACTCCTAAAGTTTTAATTAATTTTCCACTATTAGCTTCAATAGCATCAAAAGCTTCAGAAACAGTTTTAACATTCAAAGTCCATTCTGTTTTTATAAAATTTTCAAAAATTCCATGTAGTTTTATGTTAACCATATAATTATTATTTACACTTCATTTCTTTGAAGAGATCGTTTTTAACATCGTACATAAGCATGTTTAAATTATGATATTTTTGATATTGAAAATCAGTTTTTGAAAAATCTCCACCATTTGGATGGCTATGAAATAGATAAACTATTCTAAACTTATTTTTTATATCTAAATAGTCTCTAGGCGACATCAAAAAATTATTTTCTTTATTTGGGTGCTTATTTTCTATTTGGATAAATTTATATATATTATCATCTTCTATAATAAAACCACAAATTTCAAATTCTCTATTTTTATTGCATAAAATCTTAATTTCATCTAATAAATTATTTTTTAGCATCGTTATCATAAGGATAAGTTGCTGGAAAAGCTCCAAAAGGCAAAGATGTTCTAGAGTTATTAGCTGATGTTTTATTATCTTGGAATCTTAATAAACACCCATTAAGAGTTTTAGAACATTTATCTTGTTTCCAAACATCCGTATTCTCTAATGGATTTTTATTTAATACACCATCTTGTAAACATACAAAAAAAGTTTTTGGACTATTTAACGGTATTATCAAAGAAGTTTCTTCATCTAAATCCATACTTGGCAATGGATCTATAAAAACAAAATCTCCTTTAGAATAATTTCTTGTTGATGACCATTCTCCTTTATAAGTTAAAGATGTTAAATTATAAGAATTATTACTTAAATTTGTTTTATATCCAGCTAAAAAAGTTTTATCGTTTTGATCTGCAACCGGAAGACCTATATTACTTGTTATTCCAGGATAAGAATGTGTAGATGATACAGAGTCTTTCCATGCTGTTTGAAAAAAATATAAAGCATTAGCAGAATCTCCAGATCCATTTTTTATAATTGGACCCGCATAGTCAGGAGTGTTTCCATAATTACATCCATAACAACGATAGTTCCATCCACAAGTATCATTTGTTACCTTTCTAGCTGGAACATTTAAATTTTGTACATCGATTTTTGTCGAAAGCTCTAATTCAATTTCTTGTTTATTTTCACTTTTTTTCAAATTTATTATTAATTTATCAAATGCTATATAAGTATTAAAACTAGAAGTTCCATAAGGATTGATCCCATCAGTAAAGTTTACAGCATCCAAATCTTTAGCTAGAATCTTTTTTCTATAAAACTTTTTTCCTATAAGATTATTTCTATCAGCTAAGATTTTAGAAAAATAATTATTAACATTTGCAATCTTTAGAGTCGGTCTACTTTGTCTACCATCAGAACTTTTTTGAAAAGATGAAAATTCGCAAGGCAAAAAAGAATATTCATTGCCTTGAAAAATTATATTTTTAGAAAAATTCTTAGATCCATGAAATCTTAGAAATCCTTCATTAGGATCTAATTCTATCTCATATAAATCTAATATTAGATAATTATTTAATTTAAAAAGAGTATTCATATCAAGAAGCGTTTGATGATGTTCCAGCTATATTAAAGATATTTGGCAATCTAAAGGTTTTACTTCTTATATCGTAAGTAGAAGAGGTTTCTCCAGTAAATAATTTAAAATATGCATCAATAAAATAATTATTTATATTAATTTGTTCGCTATCTATCAAAAGTCTATTGTAACAGACAATATCAAAAAAAGAAACTTTAAGACTTGATAAATCATTTATTAATTTAAAAGTAGTATCTTTAATATCATTTATTAACAAAGATGAAGATTTACTCGTTTCTGGCGCTAAAGCCAATAGATCATAATTAGTTAACAAAACTCCATTTATAAAAATTGAATAAAAAGTTTTTGAACGTTTTATATTTATTATTACTGGATAATAAGTTTGATTAGATGCATTTAAACTTTTAGAAACTTGAGCAAAATTAGTTCTTATAATATTAGTCTTATCATAAATAAAAAAATTAGCAGAAGTATCATTTTTTATTACAGCGTCAAATAATGGAGTTAAAAACGATTGAAAAACATTAGGCTCTTTTGAATAATAATTATAAGAACTTATCGGATATTTCGTATACAAAAGATGTTTAGATGAAACGTTTTCCGCTGTCTTATACCAATCTAAAAATTTAAAAGATGTAGATGCAGCAGCCAATGTATTAAAAGCTGTCACTTGTTCTATTGAAGCTACTATATATAAATCAAAATCACTACATAAAATAGAATCAGTAAATACTGTTGATAAAGATTGATTTGTTAAAGTTAAAGCTTTATATCCAAAACTCTTATAATCTGGATCATATGCAGCTGTTCCAGTCATAGTATAAGATCCTCCAACCCAACTTGGAGTATTTGAAATACCACTATTAGGAAATCTAAATATGTAATCAGATGGTAAATTTTTATTATATATATTTAATAAAACAGAAGAATCTAAAAATGAAGTTATCAAATTACCACAAAGTTGATTTGTAGCTATTTCATTTACTGGCTTAAATCTAGCTACAAATAAATTACCTTGATTATAATTAAAAGGATTTACACTACTTACATCTTTATCTACATCATTGAAAGAGTTAGGTTTTCCTTTTGAATCTGTATTCGTAAAATTAGTGTTTGGATTTAAATAATAAACTACGGTTTGCGATCCAGATTCTCCGCGACCAGCTTGAGGAGAAAACCAATAACCTATTGTTTGTGTTTGATTGCTGTTTATTTGGGTTGTATTTGTATTAGGATAAGATGAGTAGACTAAATCAAATTTAGTATTAAAAGAATTAGTGGCCCCTTGTATAGGAAAATTGCCATTTTGATATACATAATCATTTCCTCTGCCACCTAAACCATTTTTAGTCATTACAACTCCAGCTTTAGAACCTCCTCCTCCAGACTGCAAAGAGCTTTTATTTTGTATATACAGATTATATTTTATATCAGAAACAGGATTTTGATTATTCAAACTTGTTTTTGCAGTAAGTTTTAATACATTTCCTCCATTTTTTGAATCAGAAAAAGTATTGTTATTATAATTATTTATAGTTTGAGCAATTAAGCTCGACCAATCACGACCAAAAGGACTATAACTGTTTAAATTTTGATTTATTATTTGACCACCTCTGCCTTGATAACCAATTAAACTAGTTGTTTGTGGAATATAAATATTTACTATTGTATCACCACCAGTATTTCCAGTAAAATTTTGAAATGTACCTTCTAATTGCAACGCATATTTATCACTATCTGTTGAATAAAAATTACTATCTTCTGGCAAATATATATCTATAGAATTATAATAACTTAAGTCTGGATTGCCATAATTAGCATCTACTATATATTTAAATAAATCAAAATTTTGTATATCATATCCTTGTTTTAAATTAACTACTAAAGGCCCTCTTGAAAATTTTATATTTTCAGGAGTTCCACTATAACCACTAACAACTTCATTTGATAACTGAGTGCTTATAGAATCTACTCCTGTCGCATAAATACTTATTCCACTATGATTTACAGACATAGTATACATTCTTGCATAATAATCAGTCTCTATAGCAAATGGATAATCTACAGAAGAAACGTTTAAATAATTTAAATTTTGATCTGTACCGTAGAAATTTCCATATTTTGGAAAAGAATTTGTATTTTCAGATGTATTTATAATTTTAGAAAAAACTGTAGTTGAAAAATTCGAATCAGTAGAGATGTCTAAATTATAACCTGTAAAAAAATAATTATTTAAATTTTCTGTTCCAGTTGGAACTGACCAATAAAAATCATAATTCAATTTATTTTTTGAATCGTAATTTCTTACCGCTTTGAAAGATCTAACATAGCCTCCAGTTATATCTATAATTTTATTCCCTGTTATTTCTAATGTAATACTTCCACTTGGATCTGTAGATCCATCTTCTGTTGATTCACTATTTATTGTAATTATTGTTGATTGTGTTCCCGAAGGTGAAGAAATAGTTGGAATATAATATATGTCTACATCACTATAATTGCTGCTGTCTAATAATAAAGAAGATTGAGATAAAGCAAAATTTGTATTATTGCTATTATTAAAAGTATATTGAACCTGTGAATTTCCACTATTATATATGCTTAATGGATAAGAAATAGCAAAACCAGTTAAACATTGTCCTATATTTTTACCAGTTGTATTAACGTAAGTCATAGTGAAATTAATGTATTGAAATATATATCGGATGAAGTTAAACCTTTAAATTCTAAAAGCTTTACTGAAATATCATGATTGTTATAGAATTTATATGTATGATTCCATTCAGGACAATAAACATTTATCGTCTTATTATAAGGATCTGGTAAATCTATTTCAAAAATCTTAAAACCAGCTTTATTATCTAAAAATTTTAATATCGCTAACGCTTCCTTATCAGATCTGTTAGAAAAATTCAAATTGAAATCTAGAACAGTCTTGTTAATTCCATCGTTTTCATAAACTGGCGCTGTCATTGCATATTCAGTTTTAACATATCTTGGATTAACTGGAATTTGAAAATTTAAATCAGGTTTAAAATAAAATTTTCTTGTAAATAAACTATTTACTCCTGTTGGATTTTCATCTATGCTTACAATTTTATTATCAGTTCCAGTATACCAATAATAATCTTCTAATAAAGAACTTGTTGTTTTAAAGAACGATACATCGTCTTTAAAATATAGTTTATTTTGATCGAATACTCTTGTGACATTATCACCAGTAACTAAAAATCCTTTATAATCTAAATTAGAATCATATGGTGAATTACAAGTTATTGTAATTGTATTTAAGTTAGCTTCTTTAGATGAATAATCTAAAGAATTAAAATATATCTTAGCATTATTTTTATATGGATAAAATAAATCAATATCTACAGACTGATAAGAATCTATCAATCCAATAGGTTCATACTCAAAAGTATTTTGAAAAAATCCAATTAAACATTTTGACTGGATATCCGTTAAACCATCATAAACTAATTTAAAATCACTTGTTAAATTATTAACATTAGAAACTACATTTGTATAATAACCATCACCATATTGCATTTTTGAAGCTTTAGTGGCAAAATTCGCAGAGCATCCATATGTTTTATTGAAAATAGAATCTATATTTTTAGTTAAATATCTTGATCCTGTTATATTAATAGGTGCGTATGAGTAGTCGGAAGAAGTAAAATCTTGATTAGCCATATAAAGGCCATCATCATTCATGAAATGTTTTTCAAATAAATACTTTTCTATCTGCAATATTTGTTCGTCTGTAGGGGTTTTAGAATATCCAATTATTTCATAATAAGAAATAGCAGAAGCATCGTAATTCCATATATTGTTTGCTCCAACATGACCGTTTCCAGCGGTTCCTATTCTAAGCCCAGCAGCACCACTATAAAAATAATCACTTGTCAAGTTTAGCAATTCGCAACCATTATTTCTTAATTTAAAATTATTTGTTGTGTTGTTTTTTATAATTGAAACTATGCTTTTCTTTTTTAATAATTTAGATGCCGAGAATGATGAATTAATCGTTGGAGGAGAAACTATTCCATTTGAAGTAGTAGTATCTATTATGAATTGTTGAGCTTCTTTAGGCACACTTGTATTCCAAGAGTATTCAATATTATTTCCATAAACCATCAACGCTCCACTAGTAACGTATGCATTTGCAGAATCTGTATTTATAATTGTAGAGTAATTTGGATAAATTACTCCATAAGGACTGCCAGCATCATAATTAAATAATCCATTTTTTAAATCATCGTATTCAAATACAACAAACCAACATCTATCTCCAGTTAAAAAACCAGAAAAATCTTGTGTTGTATATAATTGATTATACGAGAAAATTTCACCCAAAGATCTTTCACAAACTATAGAATTTCTATTTGAGTCGTATGTTGGTCTAGAATCCAAAACGACAGTAGCATCTACATTTACTAAATTCTGTTCTGAAAATCCTGGAGCAGAATTATACCATAAAGATATTTTACCAGAACCATCAAACTCAATATTATTAAGCGTATCTAAATTAAACCAAGCATATAGACCAGATAAATTTGCTGGATATACAGAATTTCCAGTATAAAATTCATAATCAACTAAATCATACTGATCATAATTTTGATTAATATCAAAATCCTTAATTCCTGTAATAGAAAATTGTGTATTTAAAAATTCGCTCATAATGTATTTCTTAATGGAGCTAAACGTTGAGTTATTGCTAAATTGCTTTGCAATATTCCATTGTTACTGGCGTTTATTCCTCGCGACTCTATTCTTCCAGAAATATTAAAAACATTTAATAAATTATTATTATAATCTTTTATATACAAATCACAATTACTTATTTTTCCTTCTACATCAGAAACATTATTTTGTTTGAAAAAATTACCATCAACGCTTACGCTTTTATTTTTATTTGATTTGGCAACTCTAAAAGGAACTGTTTCACCATTTTTAAAAAATGGAATTCTTTCACACTGCTCAGAATATTGAAATCCAAATATTTCAGAAAATCCAAATACATTGCTTAAATCAGAAATATAACTTCTGTTTGAGTGAGAAACATTATCAAGAGGTTGATTTCTATTAAAATAAAACTGCTTTAAATTATTTGTGCTATCAACTGTATTTAATTTACCAAACCAGTCAAATTCCACACTTAAAGATATTGGAGAAAATTGAGACGCTTTAAATGAAATGGTTTTAAGATAACAGTTTTCTATTTGAACTCCCGCAAATAAAGCATTAACTGGACTTTCTGAGTTACTTGTTGGAATTAAATAGCTTGGATAAGCTCCTGTCAAAAAGAATTCAGTACTTAAATTTCCAACAACTGTTCCTTGAGGAGCATATCTTAATAATGAACCATCAGAAAGCAACACTGGTTCTATATTTGATCGCAAAGAAATTTGTACTGATGTAGAATAAAAAATATCATTATTTATTCTAAAATCCAAATTTTCATATTTAATGAATTTACTCATTAGCTTACAGTATATGCAATTGTAGATATTACTGTAAAATCAACTGGACCATATCCATCTTTAGTTCCATCAGGCTCGCATATTCTATATTGTAACATTTGACCTGAACTAAAAGAAGTTGTTCCAGTAAAATTTGCTTTTAATTTACTGTATATATTATTATAATTTAAATTATTAAAAGTTGTATATCCTATAATTCCACTTATTGGCAATGAAGCTGGATTGCTAGGTGGGCTTACATAAAATCCTGAAATATAACCGTTTGCTACCGCTGGATTATATATAGGATTAACAGCAGATATCTCAAATCTATAATCAGCATTGATTGCAGAATTATCTGATGTTATTATCATTACTTTTTCAACAGATCCTGGATATTGTGTTATACTAAATGGAGCTTCAAAATCATTATGACCAGAAGGATTTGCGGCTGAACTATTAATTAAAGGGTTAAAATAAATGTCCGCTCCAGTTACTCTTGTTGAATATATTTGAACAAACTTTCCTTTGCAGTAATTATCACTAGAAGTATAACTTCCATCTATATCTAAACTTCCTGCTGTGCTTAATTTGGCAACAACATCTGGTGATGCTCCAGCGTAACCATTTTTGACGAATACAAAATAATCATTCAAACCAGCAAAAACAGTATCATTATACAAGTTTCCAATAGACCATTTATCAATGCTTGGCGAACCATCGTAACGAGAAAAAGTTATAAAACTATTTCTGGGTCCAGTGTCTCCTCCTCCAAATGGCTTATTTGCGGCTACTACAATTTGAGCATATCCTTGAGTATTTGTATTTTGAAAATATGCTGGAGTATAATCTGTTGGATCTGTTGATCTTACATCTAATTTATATAATGGACCAGTTGTACCTAAACCCAAAAATCCACTACCACCTATTGTATAAACTAAATTTTTTTCACTTAATGTGCTATCTGCTCCAAAATAAATTTTATTTGATTGTAAGCCATAATATGATGTAGCTGTAGTATTTTTATAACTGACCGTTGATTGATTATTGCGAGATTGATATCTAGCTAATTCACCTATTCCGCTTGCATGTAATAAATAGGCAGGTATTGCATGACCCAAACCTATTTTAGGAGCAGTTAAACTATTATCAACATAAATACCATTAAAACCTATATTAATATCACCAAGATTATTATAATTTAAAAGCAGAATTTCGTCTGTTGCGCTTGTTTTAACTTCCGTATTATATGGATCGAACAATAAAGCATTTCCAGAATTTTGAAATTGAATTGAAACTCCGCTAACTAAAAATTTATCAGATAAATCTCCAGTAGAATCAGTCAAACCAAAATTACCATTCTGATCTACCACAAATAAATTACTAAATGTTGAACCACCATTAATAGACGATTCTAAATATAGTTTAGTATCGTTTGGTTTTTTGCTAAATTCATAATAAGTATTTGGATCACTTAATGAAAAAGCTATTTTTCTTCCAGAATTTGGAGTGCTTAATCTAATTTGACCAGAACCGGGTGAAGAAGTGATATTATCTACCACATCCAAAGAAACCAATGGAGTTTTATCATTTATACCAACGAAACCATAATCTCCACTTACTGTTAATCCATAAATACCATTATTTTCAAAAATAGTAAAACCTTGTGAATTTTGAGCGTAAAAACCAGTAAATGCTTTACTAAACTCATCTCTTGTTATTTTATTATCTTGTGAGGAATCAGAATTGGATACCAAAAATATATCAGTAGCCGCAACATTTACTCCTAATTTATCAGATAATGAAGATAGTGGTATTCCCATATTAGTTGTTTAGATAACCTTTATAATTAAGTTTTACACTTAAAACGTCGTCAGCATTTGAATTAAATTCTTGAGATATTAGTTTTACATTATTAAATGATTGATTAAACATATTTATGCCAACCGTTTTTCTATACATTAACAAGTCAGCTCCACCACTAACTGTTAAATTTTGCCCATTAACAGTAAGAACTTCATCTGCAAAAACTGTTCCATTTATACTTATTGAAAAACTAGCATCATCATCATTATTTAATTGAGTATATAATTTTCTAGCTTGATAATCATCTATTTCTAGATTAAAAGAAGCGTCTATTTCAATCGGCAACTCTAATAATATTTCATTAGGCACATAAGCATAATTAGCTGTAGGACCAGATGGGCCAGATCCTCCTGAAGAAAGTCCAGATGGCTGAAGAAGATAAATTGGTTTTTTAGGGCAGCTTATAGAATAATTAAACTGAGTTATTCTATTTGTTGATGAACCGCTGCATGATAGAACGATATCTTTTACTTGAGGAACGCTAATATATGGTGCGCTATAATTTCCAGAAGCAGAAGTGCTATTTCCTATGTCACCAAAAACCTGAATATCTATAGAAGTCTGAGGAATTTCTCCTACAGAACAATCTAAACTAAATCCATTTAAGCAACCAGTTTGAAATCCAAATGATTTGCCAAAGTAATTTATACTAGCTGCAAAAGTTCTTGCTTGTCTAGAAAGGTTCTCGCCTGTAAAAGGCAAAAATGGATCATTATATAATAAATATTTATCTACTTTAAATTGAGCATTTGGAACTTCGGCCATTATTTGTTTATTATAACCAACGCCGATTGTGTTTATTGGAGCATAATTAAGATTATAACTACCATTAACAGATAATATTCCAGAAATAGCTGCGCCATTTAAATAGAATCTATTTTCGTAGTTTAATGCGGCGTTTTTCATATTATCCTTGGCGTGTTCCAGCTAAACTTCCACCAAATCTTTGTTCATTTTTAATAGCATCTAATACTACCGCATAAACTTTACTATTCAAATTCTTAGATAATGCAACATCTTGTTGAGCATAACTTGTAGAATTAGATCCAACTTCAATTGTTCCATCTCTACTAACATTAGTATTGAAATTAAATGAGTTAGTAGCATTCGTAGTATTAACAACATTAGAATTACTATTTGATATTGGCGACATACCTCCAGCTTGCATACCAACACCATATCTCTTAACTATAGGAGTATTATATAATCCGCCTTCCATATAACCTGGAATTGTATCAGATAAACGAGAACCAATTAGTCCGCCCGTCTGTTTTCTATCGCTAGCGAAAGGTGGTGCATATGGATTGGGACCATAAATGCTTGAACTATAAAAAGGTTTCGAAGTAAAACTTCTAAAACCAGTTTGAGCTTGTGGACCAGCATATTGACCATATTGATTTATAAATCCTGCTTTTTGAAAATTTTCATAAGCTGATACTTCTGCTTTAGTTAAATTAACTGGACCCTGAGCTTTTACCGCCAAAGATTCTGCTTTTTTAGCTTGTGCGTTTTGCGAGAAATTTGACATTCCTTGAGCTAACCCTATTGAAGCTACAGCAGCTACAACTGATCCAATCATTGCTGCTCTTTGTTGTTTTCTAGCAAAAGCTTTTCTTCTGCGTTCTTCAGCGGCAGCTACTTCTGCATCTCTTAATTCATTATATAACTTACTATTTTCCATTCCATAGCTTGTCATATTATCTTCCATAGATTTTAAATCTGTAAATTCATTGCTGAATGAACCTCCAGAAGCAAAACGAGGAGCCATACTAAAATTAAGAGTATCTAAAGCAGATGGTCCACCCATCGCCATTACCGCTCTTCTATTTAATACATATTCACCATTCTCAAGCAATGCTGGATATTTATCTCCTGAACCGCTTCCAGAAATATACATACCAGTTTGAGCGCGGATATATCCACCTTTTTGATTACCATTTAAACCTTGAACTACACCATCAAATCCTCCTATACCACTTATAATATTACGAACACTAGCTCTCATTAGTGTTGTACTTATTTCATCTAAAAATTTAGCAGCTATGCCCATCAAAGCATCGCCCAAATTATCTGACTCCCTGATGGCCGCTTTGATTCCATCCACTAAACCATCAGCAAACATTCCTGGTAAATTTCTGCCTAATTGATCAACCATTTCATCAGCTTCTTTGTTAAAATTTTTAAAACCTATTTGCATATTATTAACAAAACCAGCAGATTGTTCAAAATCTTTACGAGATTGTGCGACTTTAGCCGCATAAATAGTCGCATTTGATCCAAGCTGCTTACTTGCAAGTTCTAAAGAAGTGATTGTTTCATTTATAGAAGCTCTAGCTTCTTCTGTTAAAGAACCTTCTGATAATTTTTTTCTTAAACTATCGATTGTACTTCCAATAGTTGCATTATCTTTAACTCCAAAATCTGATATTTTAGCAAGCTGGATGGATTCTTTAGACTTCTTAAACTGTTCTCTCGCAATTCTATTTCTAGTTTTCATATCTTGAGCCGCTTGTGTATACCCAAGTCCGATTTGCTCATTACCCATAGCAACTTCTCCAATCCCTTTTATATTAAAAGAGCTAGACATTGCATCAATTAAATCAAAAATAGCACTTGTATTATCGTCTTGAGCTTTTGTATTTGCGTCTTGGGCGGCAATTTCTATTATAGATCTTCTAGCATCCGCTAAAGCTTGATTTTCTGCTATAGCTTGCTCCTGATCAAAAATATCTTTTAAATCTACTTGCTTAGATTCAAATTCTTGACGTTTATTTAATCCTAAATATCTAAATTCACCACCAGTTTGAATTCTAGTTAATTCAAGACGTTCATTTGCAGCTATTTTTGCTTTTTCAATATTACTTCTTAAACTATTGGCGACATCTCTTTGAGCTAAAGTGATTGCTAATTTTTGTCTTTCTAATTCGATTTGTTTTAAAGAAGTAGCGGCAGTCATTTCATTTATAGCATCTGTATAAGCAATTTCTTGCAATTTAAATTTAGTTTGAGCTTCTATATCTCTCGTTGTATCAGTAAAACCTTTTTGAGCTTTTTGTAAAGCGTTTACAAGTTTATCTATTTCATTTATATCAGTTCCAACAATTTCTTGTGCAAATGTCCTTAATTGATCTGGAGTCTTATTAGATCCTGTTTTTATAAAATCATTAATAGCTTTTTGGGCATCTGCTCCTTTTGTAACTGGAGAACCAAATATAATATTTGATATTTCTTGATTATATGATTCGGATGCTTGAGCGGTTTTTAAATTTCTTTCTTGAGTTGTTCTTGATGCTTGTCTAATTAATTCTTGAGATTGTAAAGTTGCAACCGCTCTAGTCTGACCTTCTTTCAATGTAAAACCTCTTGCAGCACTAACATTTCCAATAATAGAATTAAAAATCAAATCATTTATTTCTTTTAATTTTGCTGGTAGCAATTGAGCTAAAGAACTTTGCGATTCAAATGATCTAATCGCTTCATCAGCAGAATTAAAATCATCAGTAATTTTCTCTAATAAAGTTCTTCTAAATTTTAAAAAATCATTAGAAGCTTTGTCTGAAGCTTCTTTATCAGACTGTTTTTTTTGAACTCGTTCTTTGCTTTGATTGAATAGTTCGACTAAATTTCCAATAACATATCTACCAACTTCATTACCTTCATTTTCTAAACTATCAAACATTTCAGATAAAGAAACTGAAACATCTGCTGAAACGTTCTTGCTTTGTAAAAATGAACGTATTTTGTCTTGGTCAAAAGCATTAACTCCAAACACATTTGATCTATTAAGCTCTTTTATGACCAAATCTTGAAGCTCTTTTATACCAGCATTGTCAAGAGCAGTTTTTTGCAAATCATTAAAGAAATAATTAAAATCATTAATTGCTTGTTCTGCTAGTTCTTTTGGTTTAATATCTCTTTGTAGATAAGATCTGCCTTGAAATTCTCCAGCGGCATATCCAGCCTTTGTTAAAGCTTTGAAATTTGCACCAGTATAACCAGCGGCTTTAGCGACTTCTTCTTTTCTTCCTTGTTCTACTGTTCTTCTCTTTTCATAGTCTTTAAGAGAAGTGGCAAGTTTATCTACATCATTACCAGCTTCTTTGAAATTTTTTTGCAATTGCACATCCTCAATACTTTTAAAATACTGCTCTAAACTAGTTGAAGCTTTTCTTATTATCTCTGGATCTGTAGATGTATTTAATGTTTTTAGAGTATCTATATAAGATTGAGCCGCAGATATAGATTGTTGTGTTTCAGTTTTGTATTTATCGGCAACATCTTGTAACTCTTCTACGCTTAAAGTTGTAGCTTTTAACGCTGATGTTAAAGCGACCAAGCTTCCTGCTACTCCACCAACAATTGCTCCTTGTAAACCAAATGAAGCTCCAATACCTGCACCAGTAGATATAGCGCTCAAACCAGTACTTAAAAACGACTGACCAGCTCTTTCTCCAGTAGTCATTTCACTTCTTTGTTTATTACCAAAAGCAGCTTGTTCTATGAAACCAGCTAACATTGGACCAGCAATAGAAATAGCCGTACTAGCTTTAGAAAGACCTTCTGAAAATTTTTCAAATGCAGGATTTCTTGTTGGAAAATTTCCAAAAGAAGCGGCCATTTGAGCAGCAGTTAATTTCGGAGAAGATGTTGTTGCTGTTTTCGCCGAGTTGCTAAACACATTTCCAATATTAGATACGCTTGTTATTATTTTTTTTGCAGTTGATTCAGCCGTTCTTTCTATTTTTTGTGGATCAAAATTTTTATTCATCAAATCAAGGCCCAATAAAATATTATCTTTAATCAGACCAATTTTAGTACTTAATTGTTTACCAAAAGCATCAACAGAAGCAGCAATCGAATTGGAAAATCTAACTACATCAAAACCTTTATTATTTGGTGATACAGCGAAATTTGGAATATATCCTCTGCTCATCAATCCAGCAGCTTTTTGTCCTCTCATTGAATCGCTCAAAGCATTACCTAAACCACCATGATCAGCAATTGCGGAACTAAATGTTGGTTGACTGCTGTTTCTAATGTGAGGGAAAGGTTTAGTATCGAAGATAGCTTTATTACCGCTCATGCTTTCTTCTAAACCCATTACTGCTTGTTTATATGCAAAGTTAGGAATGAAACCTTCAAATAAAGCTTTAGCATTTTTGGTATTTTTATTTTTTTCGTAATAACTTAATAAATCATCAGTTAATTTTGTTAATTGTGGTTTTAAGCTTGGATCTATGCTAGAATAATCAGGCTTAACTATTCCGCTAATACTTTGCTCAAAAGGATTCAAAAGCGCAGATTTATTTTTACCTGATGGATCGTAGTATCTTGGATCGTTGTAAATAAGAACTGCTTTTTTAAGATCATTTATACGACCGGGATTTTGAGCGCCAAATCTTTGAATATTA